CGGAATTTAAATTTACAAGACATGTTGCGTCGAAGTGTTCACCGACCGATCCATGTTCAACAGTTCGTATCACGAATGACCAAACTGTTGAACACGGTCTCCACAGCCTCCGGGTTCTGGAGTTCCATCCTCCTGGATTGGAAGCGTGGACATGCTACACGTGTTTTGTACCCTCCTTCTCCTTCTTCTTGGTCAAAGAAGAATCAGAAGGCACAGAAGGGACGTGCTTATGGTAAATGGCCCTGTAACATCCATTGGGACCTACTGGTTTTATTTTACCCCTTTTATGAAAGCTTTTATACGCTTAGGAGTAAATTAGACTTATGTAAACGTACGAATGACGTACGCCTTTTCCGTGTTTCATTGCGAAACCAGCAGAAGGTGGTGACCGACTTCAGTTTCATCTGTCGAAGTTTATCTTTGCTTATAGATCACCTTTCTATAAATAGTGGCACTGAAGTATGCCAGTACATTGGATGTTCTTCTTCTCATCACCAGTTGCCCCTGTATGAACAGGTTCGGTGGGCGATTGGAAAAATCGTAAAAACACTTGGAAACTTGATGAGAAGGAAATCTATTAATAATGCCCCCATGCTCTTTAGCTTGGATAATGAGTGGGTCAATAGGACCGAAAACACTCATATTAAATTACCACGTAGAATAATACGACCGGACGGCGTATGTGGTCCATGGGGTGGTGCGAAGGTTATAACACTGGGTAATACTAATACCAGTAAATTATTTTCTTATTCAACCTGCACCAGAGCTTTATCGGATGGTCAAGTGACATCTGTAAAAGAACTACTCGCTGACTACAAAACTCGTATTGGAGTCAGTAGTTCTAATATCAGAAGCCAATTCTCAGAATCGACTGAGGATATGGATCATGGCGGTATTGAACCTAAGACGACTACTAAGGCGAGCCTAGACTCGCGTAGTACTGCCAGTTCTACTCTAAGACCTGTCAATCAGGTAGAGGAAAAGAAAGAGGTAGATGAAGTATACTATGATAAGTATGTTCGGCGTCCATTGCACTCGACCCCTGGTGAAAGTAAACCTTCACCAGTTGATCATACCGGATCACACACCGGTACTGACAGAGGGTTGATTAAACTCGAACATACGGACATCAAAAGTAACACTTCACCTACATTACTTTCTTCTACACTGAAGGGTCTTCCAGTAGAACACGGCGTCGTCAATAACGACCATGACCAGTATTCTCAAATCAATTCCTACAACGAATTGGACATCGGATATTGGAATTCGCATCGCCCTGATACCCTACACCAGCGCCAGGATGATGCATGCGAAGTAGAAAAACAAAAATTATTTAAATATGTGAGATGGTGGTGCGGAAAATTCAGCAAATCCCACCATATAGACATTAAGTCTTTAGGTTTGTCCGCAGGTGCTTCATTACAAAACTCACGAAAAGAAGCCGGAAAAGCCGCTGCATATTCAGACATGCTCCATAAGGAAGTCTTAAATAAGTCTGATTACACAGCAGCGCTACCAGATCGTGAGGCGGTCGAAAGGTGGCGGGTATTACCCGAACCACGAATGATTAAATTAAAAACTTGTAGCCTGGGACATTTAGCTTGTGCATACCGTGTTAAATCCAATTGGGATTATTATTCTAATGAGGTTATGCACCATGTTGAAAAAGCCTACAAACGTCAGAATAAATTTGTAAGACGTGTAGGTCATAAAAGATTAAATATTAACCGATGTCACTTGAGTGACGAGACAAATATAACCGTAGAATTTCGTATATTTGTCCGCACTCAGGTACCCTTTATAACGACTAGGTTAGCTTTTGTTGACTCCAAAAATCCAGTCACTAATGCAAAAGCTAAACTAGTACGAATGGCATTGGAAAACACCTACGATGATAAACATTTAAATAATGTAGGTGAGGTACTTTTTGTTGGAGAACGTGGGCATAAAACAAGAATGCTGTGTAAGCACAGCCCCACGCGTATGTTGACCGGTGCACTGGTTTCTAATTATTTATGGGACGCTTTAAAACGCGATCCCTGCACCAGGTCTGCACTTACAGGTAAGATAGGACACAGGGTCTGGAAAACACAGACACTTACACCTGGTTTGAGCCTGTATAGCGCCGATTTAAAAGCTGCTACTGATTATATAGAACATGATATAGCAGCTGGCATTCTGGAAATTATGTTTCACTGGTTACCAAAACCAGTCATAGATGATATTGTAGATAAATTGTGTGGGCCTGTTCTTTTAACCACACGCCAGAATGTCCGTGATATAGAATTAACCGCTCTTGAAACTCGACGTTTACGTCAAATTAATTCTATTCACGACCCCGGGCAGCGAAATAAATATTATCAATCTTGGTTTGATAATATTTTATCCACCCGATCATTGAGTACAATTACCGTACATGGATGGTCTACCAGGGGAATTTTAATGGGAACTACTGGTACATGGTTTATCTTAAACATGATCAATATGTACTGCAGTAGTCATATAGGTTCTCGAGAAGTGTGTGGTGATGACCTAATTATGGCATCTGACTCACACGGAATTAAATTATATGAGGAGAAAATGCTGAATCTCCACATGGTTATCAATAAAGATAAAGCCTATGTGGGTAAACACGGAGTATTCTGCGAAAGAATATGTAAGTATTCCGTGTTAAAACAATCTTTCGACCTTATAACCATCTCAAAACACGAGTATGATGGGCGCAAAGCACTGATCAATAGTGCCAGAACCCAAATCAACACCCTGAGACAGAGACTCTCGACTATTCTTACTCGTTTTCTAAGTCGTAGTGGTGCATCGACGGCCACATACGCTGATAAAGTCTCCTCCTTGCCAGCACCTATATATGAATCTTATGATTGGTCTACTGACCCTAATGCTGACGAAAATATTAGTACCTTGTATCGTACTTATAACAACACAGATACAGGGCTAGCTTTAAAAAGCTACGCACCAGGTACTTGCACTACTATACCGTATTGGGTATACGAACAACTCCTTCAAACCGGTAGTTTGAATTTTTATTTTGATATGCATAAAACATTACCGGCGAGTAGTTCCGACAAACTTTGCTGGAGAGTCAAAGTATCTCCTACTCATATTGTAGTGCCGATATCGTACGTCAGAGATAAGATCTTCAGACGAAAAATACCGCGATCATCTCATCCATTGATCCTCCAAGAAGATCTTGCCGATTTAAAGCTGTACAATATAACCCAATCAATTGATACAGCTGAAGAGCTCCGAGCACAGGTTTTAAAACAAACTAAATTTATTACGGAGCAAATTTATGATTCTATAGAATGTGCAGCCTATGCTGAACGTTGGTTGAGCAAGAAAAAGAAACACATTAAATTAAACTCAACCACTCCTAACCAATTCTTCTGCACATGTGGCAAACATCAGGGTTGGACATCCCTAATTAAATTTAAACAAAAAGAAGTTATCAAAATGTCCAACGTGCTGTGCAAACCTAAATGGGGTTTTCATTTTGATGCCCATATACCACAAGCGAGGGAGCAATTTGCTTCTTCCAAAGTAGACTTCATGACTAAAATACAAAGAGAAGTCTTTCAAAATACATACCCTTACAAGGTATGCCAAAAACTAGTTGCTTGTGGAGCACAGGCGAGAGTTCCTGTGTTTTATGGCGGTTTGGGACTACAATCTTGCAGACCTGATGAATACAATCATAAAGAACTTAGACAAATACAGGCTGCAATGCGTATATTGGTAGACAAAGTAGTACACCAAACAAATAAAGCTGCTGGTTTGAGCGCTAGAGTCGCTCGGGAAAAAGGGACCCTTTCAACCCTTCAACGAGAACCAAATTACTTCACTAAATTATGGAACTGTTATGAAAAACAGGCTAATTATAAAGGTGAAGATCCAGTTCAGGTTGCCCTAGATATGTCCAAGTACAAGTTTGGATACGACCCTAATTGGATTAAATTAGAAGCCGTGACGTCATTATTAAATGAAAAACAAATATACGAGACGTCTCTAGATTTATATGTAGCCACCATTAAACAAAACAGAAAAACAAGAACAAACTTCGAGGTGGTCAAAAAGTATAATACCAGCTTAGAATATTTACAACGTATTTCAAAAAGTACTCATGTGCACAAAAGTGTTATCAAGGCACTTCGTGCAAGACTCGTGTCCGGAGTTCGAGTACAACCCAAGAGCCTTAAGGATAGCTTGGGAATGACTGCAACTAGATTATCCCTTCAAATGTATAGGGGTCAAATATATCTTGTACAAGCAGTCGAATCGGGCCTAGAGTCTTTGAGAGACTCCGTCATAACTACGATTAATTAAC